AGAACACAATAGTCAGCCTGAATTTACACTTATGTCACGTAAACCTGGTATTGCGCGTCAGTACTACGATGACCACCCGGACATTTATGAGCAAGATAAAATCAATGTTTCAACGCCGAAAGGCGGTAAGCAGTTCCGCCCTCCCCGCTATTTCGACAAGCTCTTTGACATCGATTGCCCCGAAAAGTCAGCAGAGCTAAAAGCTCTCCGTGCAAAGCTAGCCCAGGAAGCGCAAGCCGCAAAGCTTGCTAATACGTCTCTTGATTCCCACGAGTTAATGCAAGTCCAAGAGGACAAGCTTAACAATAGACTTAAATCTTTAAGGAGGTCTTTGTAATGGCAAAAATGCCCAAGCGAAAGGACAAGAAGGTTTTCCAGCGTACCGCTGCCAAGTCCAAGAAGATGAACATTGCGCCTAAAATTTTCCGAGGAGGTATCCGACTATGATCTCGGTTCTTGTTGATGGTGTTTGTGTCGCTACTGTTCCTTTGTGGATGGCTCATCATGTTATTGATGATGCTGTTTCTCGTTATCCCGGCTGTAAAATTGTTTTGGAGGTTGAACAAGTATGATTTTCGGAATCTATGCTATCAAGGATGCTAAGTCCTCTTTCATGCCCTGCACGGTAGATACCAACGATGCTACCGCTATCCGTAACTTTGAGCATGCTGTTTCTCAGCCCGGTTCTCTGCTGGCGTCTCATCCCAATGATTTTGCCCTGTTTAAGCTCGGCACTTATGATGATGTCGGCGGTTATCTCAATCCGCTGGATGCTCCTAAGATGCTTTGTGATGCGTCTCAGTGTCTTCCGAAGGAGGTTAAGTGATGCAGTTCGCTACGCAGTATGATGCCCGTGATCGTGTGTTTTCGAACCCCGGCGACCCTATTCACATTACCTACGCTGGACACTATGATGAAAAAGGTCGTGTTGTCCTTGAGGAGTCCGGCCGTGAAAATATCTATGACCAGATTCAGAGCCATGCCGAAAGCTGTGATATTCATGTTTTGATGAAGCGTTATTTGAACGGTGATGCTACAGCCCTTTCACAGGCCCAGGGACAGTACCTAGACGCAACGCAGTTCCCCAAGACGTATGCTGATATGCTGAACTTCGTAAACGAGCAGGAGCGTGCTTTTATGGCCCTTCCTGTGGATGTGCGTGAAAAGTTTGGTAATTCTTTCACCGAGTATCTCGCTGCCAGCGGTGAGCCTGATTTTCTCGATCGTCTCGGCATCAAGAAAGAGCCTGTTGTGACTACTCCGGCCATCCCGGAAGTTAAGGAGGAAACGAAAGAATGAATAGAAACACGGAATCCCATTTCAGCCTTGCCCCTCATGTAGATATCTCCCGTTCTCGCTTTGACCGTTCCGCCAGCTTGAAAACCTCTTTCAACGTTGGTGATGTTGTCCCTTTCTTCCTCGACGAGGTTCTTCCTGGAGATACTTTCTCCGTCGATACAAGCAAGGTTGTGCGTATGCAGACCCTGCTGACGCCTATGATGGACAATGTGTACCTTGATACGTACTATTTCTTCGTCCCTAACCGCCTTGTTTGGGAACATTGGAAGCAGTTTTGTGGTGAAAATACGGAAAGTGCTTGGATTCCTGAAACTGAATATACGATGCCCCAGATTACAAGTCCTGCTGATTCTGGATGGGCTGTTGGAACTCTTGCTGATTACTTCGGTATCCCTACTGGTGTACCTGGTTTGTCTGTATCTTCTCTCCCGTTCCGTGCCTATGCCCTGATCATGAATGAGTGGTTCCGTGACCAAAATTTACAGGACCCTCTTGTTGTTCCTACGGATGATAGTACCGTCGCTGGCGTGAATACTGGTACGTTTGTGACTGATGTCGCTAAAGGCGGCAAGCCTTTCATCGCTGCCAAGTACCATGACTATTTTACAAGCTGTTTGCCGTCTCCGCAGAAAGGCCCTGACGTTTTGATTCCCTCTGCTACGGCTGGCGAGTATCCTGTTGTTCCTCGTTCTAATGTTGTGCCCTCTAGTCTTCTGGATGGTACTACGTATACTGCTAAAATTTACAAAGCTGGTTCTGATGCTAATGCTACTAGGGCTGGTATTGGTTTTTATGTCAGTGATGATCTGCAGACTGGTACTCAGACTAATGGTCTTATTTCCACCGGTTCTCGTAATACTGAAGCTACCCCGGTTATCAATAACCTTTGGGCTGTTGCTTCCGGTGGTCTTGGTGCCACCATTAACCAGTTGCGTCTCGCTTTCCAGATTCAGAAATTCTATGAGCAGCAGGCCCGAGGCGGTAGCCGCTATACTGAGGTTGTCCGGTCTTTCTTTGGCGTTACTTCCCCTGATGCCCGGTTGCAGCGTCCTGAATATCTCGGCGGTAATCGTGTTCCCATCAATGTCAATCAGATTGTTCAGCAGTCCGGCACCGAATCTGGTACTACTCCGCAAGGCACCGTTGTTGGCCAGTCTTTGACTACGGATTCCCATTCCGATTTCACCAAGTCTTTCACGGAGCATGGCTTAATTATTGGTTTGATGGTTGCTCGTTATGATCATACCTATCAGCAGGGTTTGAACCGTCTTTGGAGCCGTAAAGATAAGTTCGATTTCTATTGGCCTGTTTTCGCCAACATTGGTGAGCAGCCCGTGAAGAACAAGGAAATCTATGCGCAAGGTAATGCCAAGGACGATGAAGTTTTCGGTTACCAGGAAGCCTGGGCCGACTACCGTTATAAGCCTAACATGGTCACCGGAGAAATGAGGTCTGCTTATGCTCAGTCTCTTGATGTATGGCACCTGGCTGATGATTACAACGCCTTACCTACTCTCAGCGATGCGTGGATCAGAGAAGATAAATCTACTGTTGATCGTGTATTGGCTGTTCAATCTTCTGTTTCTAATCAACTTTTCGCAGATATTTATGTGAAGAACCTGTGTACCCGGCCTATGCCTATGTACAGCATTCCCGGCCTGATTGACCATCATTAACCGTAAGGGGGGCCGTTGGCCCCCCTTGATTTTTTGAAAGGAGTTGTTATAATGGCATTTGGTACTACTACAAGTGCTTATGAAATGGACGGTGTTGGTGTTGCTCCGGCTGTTAACCGTGCTTCAGATCAGATTGCAGGTCTGAAAGGTATTGCGCAGTCTAATTCCGCTTTCAATGCTGAACAAGCTAAAATTCAACGTGACTGGACGGAATCGCAGTCCGCTAAAGCTATGGAGTTTAATGCAAGAGAGGCCGCTAAAAATCGTCAGTGGCAAGAAATGATGTCCAATACTGCCCATCAAAGAGAAGTTCGTGACCTTATGGCTGCTGGTTTGAATCCTGTTTTGTCTGCTATGAATGGTAACGGCGCTTCCGTTGGTTCTGGTGCGACCGCCTCCGGTGTTGTTGGAACTGGTTCTAAGGCCGATGCAGATACGGCTACTTCTGGTGCTCTTGCTAATCTCCTCGGCTCTATCCTCGCTGCTCAGACACAAATTGAAGCTTCTAATATCAATGCTCGTACTCAAGAAGCTGTCGCAGATAAATACACCGCTATGGAGCATATTGTTGCTCAACTTAATGCCGCTGCTGGTATTGAACAAGCTGGTATTCACGCCGGTGCTACTCGTGATGCCGCCGCCATGGGTGCTTCGGCGTCTCGGTATATGGCTGATCAGTCCCGTGCCGCTTCGCAGTATTCCACCGATCATACAAAGTATGGAATGGCTGGTAATCTTTTGGATTATGTTTTCGGTGGTTCTGTTTCTGGTAAGTCTTCTAAGACTTCTGGTAAAGATGTTTCGAAGTCTGCTCTTGATAATGTCCGGAAGAACGGTGCAACAAATCCTCTTGAACTTTTGAAATCTCTTCCCGCTGCCTATCGGGAAGTTTTTGGAGGTAAGTAAAATGAATCCTTATGATATTGTTTTTTGGTCCCTTGTTTTAGTTATGGCTTTTCCGTATGTGGCTTTTTGTCGTTTGCTTTGGCATGCTGGTTCTTGGTTTAAAAGAAAGGATAGATAATGACTGAAATTATTTGTTGCATTTGTTGTATGGTAAGCCTTGCCGTTGCTTGTAAAACAATTGAAAAAATTTTTTCTTAAAGCGGCGCAAGCCGCCAAAAGCGCCCCCAGGTTTAAACGCCTGGGGGCGCCGTCTTACGCTCTCATTCTCTGTAGGCGTAACTCAGCACAGTTAACTCTCTTGATGTTAACTGTGCTGAGTGACAGCAGGTCACCTGCCTGTCATGAGTAGAAGTTGCTTGCAGATGTCTAGAACGTATGCACTTTTACAAGATAGAGAGTATAATAGGACACCCCCGTATAGTTTAAATAATACATAATGTTAGATAATAATAAATGGTAACTATATAAGTAAAGTTAGTTTCTATGCTGTGCACATTTGTGCATTTAGCCTAGTTAGGCCAGCATATTTTTGGTTGTTGAACATAATTGAATTTTTGTTCAATTCGGATTATGATAGTAGTACAGACAAGGTTTGACAGAAAGTCGGCCTTTGCCCGTGCTATTATTTTTTGGGAGGTGCTATGTATGACGTTTTATGAACTGGTTGATACCAACAAGGAGTGGTCGGATTCTACTGAGCTTGTGATTATTTCGGACAAGGACCGCAACGCAGATACGGTTCGTGCTCGTGCTGCTCGGCAGATTTTTGCAGATCGTGCTGTTCTCTGGTTTAAGGATGATGTGGTGATGCTCCTTTGAGTTGCTTCCATCCTATCTATGCCGTTCGTATTGGCATCAAGGAAAATGGCAAAGCCGATTTAAAGATGCTCGGCTATCGTCCAGATGATCGTGAGACTTACGTTGAATGGCATAATCACAAGTACCCTCGTTCTGCTCTCGTTCCACTGCCCTGTGGTCAGTGTACCGGATGCCGCATTGACTATTCTAGGCAATGGGCAAACCGTTGTTTGCTAGAGTTAGGCTACCATGATTCCGCATGGTTTTGTACGTTTACGTATGACGATGACCATGTGCCCCGTACTTATTACCCTGACCCGGAAACCGGTGAGGCTATTCCTGCTCTTACTCTTCAGAAGCGTGCTTTTCAGTTGCTTATGAAGCGTATTCGGTTCAAGTTTTCAGATGATAAAATCCGGTTTTTTATGTCCGGTGAGTATGGCTCACAGACCTTTAGGCCGCATTACCACGCTATCCTGTTTGGCTTGCATCTGACTGACTTGAAACCTTATAAGACTGTTAAGGAAGCCGGAGAATATTACACGTACTATAATTCCGAATCTCTCCAAGAGTGTTGGCCTTATGGTTATGTCGTTGTTGGTGAGGTCACCTGGGAATCCTGTGCTTATACTGCCCGGTACGTTATGAAGAAGCTTAAAGGAAAGGAGGCTAAGTTTTATGAAGAACACAATATTCAGCCTGAAT